GGCTCCCGGATTACACAGCCAGATGGTCGGCCAGATGATCGGAGTCAGTTACAATGACATGGGCGGTCGGATACACTCGTCAGGGATCGAGACTCCCCCAGCCAGTCGAGGGAGAATGTCAGCCGGGGCTTTCCTGACCATGGCCGGGAGTTATGGCGGGGCGATCGAGGCTCTGGCTGTAAAAGAGATACCCTGTAAGCCCGTCCCGGTCGATGTATGGCGGCGAGAGATGCTGGGAGAGCCGCCCTCGATCCCGATCAATCGAAAGACTAAGGGCGGGGACTGGGTATACATGAAAAAATGGTCAAAGGGCGGCCAGCGTTATAAAGGCCGGGGAGCCGCCAGAAAGCCTGTCGGCCCAAACGTCCCGGATCATTTGACCCCAGCGATCGACAGCTGTCTCAGGCGACACGGTCTCGATCCTGAGGGGATCAGCCTCGATGAGAAAGAGGCCCTCTGTATTGCACTCTATGAATATCGGAGATACACATCATGACAGACGGTAAAGACAAAACTGACAGGCCGGGACTCGCCCTGTCACCATCAGCGATGATAATCGAGGCCATCATGGACGAGAAAAATACACGGGATCAGATCGTCCCGCTGTATGCTATGAGCCTCTCGATCCTTAATGACGAACCGGGATATTTCGGGATGGTCAATAAGGCGATCGTCAGTCGCTGGAGCGAGTCATCCCTCAGCTACATTAAAGAGGGAGCTTATAAAATTTATTATGCGGCTGAGGATCGTCAGGCCGCCATTAACAAATTTGTGGCTGAGCTACAGGCCACAGAGGGAGACTGACTATGGCACAGAATTACATCAGCCGGGGCGAGGTCATCTCGCTTACAGCTGACCGATCCCATGAGTCAGGGAGACCGTACAGGCTCCATGGCTTTAACGGGGTCGCCCTCTTGAGCGTCAGCTCAGGGGAGACACTCTCATTTCAGCTTGAGGGGGTATTCGAGCTTGAGCTGGCCGGGGTCGAGATCGGAGACGTGATCCTGATCGATGAGGATAACAAACTCATCAGGCTCATCGATGATCCGGGATCAGGGTCGGCCCCATTTGGACGGGCCATATCATCGACTGACGCTGACGGAAAATTTTACTGCCGTCTCATACAGTCGCTCGCTTGAGGGTCGGAAGGATAGAGGGAGACGCTTAATGTGAGCGTGATTCTCGCCGGGCGGTCTCTGAGGGGGCCGCCCACTTATTAAAAAAACTGAGAGGACACATCATGAAATTTCATCTCATCAGAAACACAGGACAAATCCCGATCCCGGTCAAAGATCGGACACACATCGGGATTCATCACTCGGCGAGCTCTTTCGGATACGCTGAGCTGATTGACAGCTGGCATCGACAGAGGGGCTTTAACGAGATCGGATACCATTTCATCATCCATAACGGGACTTACTATCCCATGGGATTTATCGAGACCGGGCGAAATGTCAACGAGACCCCAGCCGCTCACAAGCCGAAAAACACAGACTCGATCGCTATCGTGGTCATCGGGGATTTTTCCCAGACAGTCATCGACAATAATCTCGATGCGAGGGCGATGAGTCTCGCTCTACTGGTCAACTGGCTCCGGGAGAAAAAGGGGATCGAGCTCTATGATCCTGACTCTCCCGATCCTGACAATCCCCAGCCGCTCGTCATGGGCCACAGGGAGATCGCCCCGACCCAGTGTCCGGGACTTAATATCGATCTCAAGGTCATGAGGAAATATTTCGAGCATTGGGAGACCGATAATCACTGGCTCGATCTACAGGACTGGTATAACGAAAATCTGTTTGTCTATACCGGGTCAGTGGATCAGATCGCCGCCGTCCAGAGGATACTCAACCGGGTCAAAAAATCCGGGCTGGCTGTGGACGGGATCGCCGGGCCGCTCACCCATGGAGCATGGACAGACGCTGTCGGGGTCGAGACCTTTGAGTCTAAGGCCGGGGAGATCAAGGGCTGGGATTTGGTACTCAAGCTCGCTCAGAGGCCGACATCATGACCCGCTCAGGCTGTCTGTTTCTGTCGATCATCGGGATCGTGGTCTGTCTGTATATGACGATCGATTTCGCCGTCTGTACAGCCTCAGGGCGGCTCTGGCCCCCATTTCTGGAGTCTGGCTCTGTCAGCTATGGGGATGACGGGGGCTCTGAGAGGGAGAAATGGTCGTGTTACATGAGGACTCTCGATATCCCGACCAGAGATCAGCCGCCTTATTTCGGCTGGAAATATTTTACTAACCCATGGGCCGCCGATCGCTGGCGATACAATGGCCCGGACGATGACTGACAGTCCCAGCTTGACTGATCGGGATCGTCAGTTTATAATCAGATCACAGGGAGATCGTATATGATACAAGAGACTCAGGACAGGAAAGTCATCGAGCTCATCAGTAAGAAATTAATCCGGGTCTGTACTAAGACAGGCCGGGTCTTTTCTACCCGGAGAGATCGAGACCGACCGCTGGGGACAGTGACCGGGAAAGGCTATGTCCGATCTGAGATCAAGGTCGCCGGGGAGAGGATCGTCTTTATGAATCACCGGGCTGTATGGCTCGCTGAGCATGGTCTACCTCTTTTCGGCGAGCTGGAGATCGATCATCTGGACATGGATAAGACTAACAATCGGATCAGTAATTTACAGGCCGTCCCCTCAGCTGAGAATTTTCGCCGGGCTGTCGAGGCTGGAGTTTTCGAGGGCCGGGCCAGAGACGAGAGAGGTCGATACACATGACTAAAATCGAGTGGACGGGTCGGACATGGAATCCGATCACTGGCTGTACTAAGATCGCTCAGGGCTGTAAAAATTGTTACGCTGAGAAAATGTCAAAGCGGCTCCGGGGGCGATATGGCTACCCGGCTGACGATCCTTTCAGGGTCACATTTCACCGGGATAAAATCACCCAGCCGCTCTCATGGAGAAAGCCCTCGATGATTTTTGTTTGCTCCATGGGCGATCTCTTTCATGAGGACGTTAAGCTCGACTGGATAGATCAGGTCATGGAGACGATCTATAAGTGTCCCCAGCATGTATTCCAGATACTGACTAAGCGACCGGAGAGGATGAAAAATATCCTCAGCGATCCTCAGCTCAATCTGGGAAAACATCTACCTAACATCTGGGCTGGGGTCTCAGTCTCGACACAGGCTGACGCTGACCGGGACATCCCATTTCTACTCAAGACTCTGGCGGCTGTCCGGTTTATCAGTTACGAGCCAGCCCTTGAGGATATTAATTTTCGCCCTTTCATCGAGACAGATAAAATCCACTGGCTGATCTGTGGAGCTGAGTCTGGACAGGGGGCGAGGGACTTTGACGAGAGCTGGGCCCGGTCGGCTCAATTCCAGTGTGAGATGTTTAGCGTCCCATTTTTCTATAAGCAAAATTCAACAGAGAAAATGCCGATCCTCGATGGCCGGGTCTGGGATCAGCTACCGGAGAGAAATCATGGCGATGACAGATGAGCAATTTGAGACGACCACACATCAGATCAGATTATTAGAGGGACTGGTCGGACAGCTTGACCTTGACGGATACCGGGCGAGGATCGCCGCCTCTCAGGCTCTGGGGCCGCTCATACATCCGACTGAGTTTAGAAATGCCGCTTACGATGGCCGGGCTGACGCTCTCGATCGACTGGATGAGCTCGCCGGGATACTCAATAAATTTAAGGCTAAGGCGATCGAGGATCAGAGGATCATCGCTGATCTCCAGAAAAAAGTCCTGACAGGGGATAAGAAAAAGGGCGAGGGCCGGGGCTGATGTTACTTTTCAAGACAGAGCATCGAGAGCCGATCCTGTATGGCCTCAAGACCCAGACTCGCCGACAGGGAAAGAAACGCTGGAAAGTCGGATCGATCCATCAGGCCAAGACCGGATTTAGGCGGGATGATCGATTCGCCGATCTGAAAATCCTCGCTGTCCGACAAGAGCGACTGGATAAGATCACAGAGGCTGACGCTAACGCTGAGGGCTATGACACCATCGAGGATTATAAAGAGGTCTACCGGAGAATATACGGCCAGTGGGACGGATACGCTCTGGTCTGGGTCATCGACTTTGAGATGGTCTGGCCCGATCCGAAACCGTATCGAGATATCATCGAGTCAATGAGAGAGGCGAGTCAAGCCGATCCTGACATACTAAATCAATTCACAGGGAGACACCTTATGGCTGTCAAAAAAGCAACAAAGCCAGCCGGGAAAGTAGACCCGGAGACTGGCGAGGTTTTGGGAGTCCAGCCCGACCCGGAGACGGGATCGGAGGATAACCCGAAATTACCAGAGGTCGCTGAGCATGAGAAAAAAGAGGCTGACAAACAGGCCGCTAAGGATCGAGCTCAGGCGATCAAGGACTGGAAAAATGGCCTTGTCACAAAAACGAATCAGATCGATCGACTCCGGGAGCTCGCTGAGATGGCCTCAGAGCTCTCGACAGAGACGGTCAGTCTGAGATCAGAGATCAAGAAATTCGGGGCCCCGGCTTATGCCATCATCGAGTCGGCGGGTCTTGAAAAGAGATGTGATAAGGCTCTCGATCATCAGGCTGGTCTGATTGGAGCTCTCATCCAGTCAGCGAAACTGGTCGAGGAAAAACTCATCTGGGCTCTCGACAATTACCCGGACGGGGTCACAGCGACAGAGCTGACCAAGATGAGGAAAAAGTATCATCCGGGCGAGACCGGGACTGGAACGGGGACTAAGAAAAAAGCGAAAGGGGGCGATAAAAAGGCTAAATCCGACACAGAGAAAAAATAGTTTTCCATTACACGGATGATGGAAATCCCGCAATCCCGCTTGATAACTGAGCTCAGGCGGGATTTTTTAATCGAGTTTTTTCAAAAAAAGTGGGATAAGCGTCAGTCTGGACTTGACAATCAAGTCAGGCTGTGCTAAATTCAGGGCAGTTAATAAATCTCAGGGAGATCAGATCATGAAAACTACTCACTATCCACAGCATCATTTAGACTACCATGAGGGACTTGAGACGCTGGTATGCTGGGAGTGTCAGGCCCCGACCCAGCCGAAAGACCTCAAAGAAAATCCTGACGATCCTGAGGATCGGAATCTGTACTGTCCTCACTGTGGCGAGGTCGCCGGGAATATTGTCGAGGTTAATAGCTACTAAGAAATCGAGACTCAGCCGCCGGGGAGCTGGATAAAAAATCCCCGGCCCATTTTCGATCATAAATCCTACAGGGAGATCAGCGATATGAAAATCAAAGGTATCCGACACAAGGTAAGAAAGCACAGGCCAGACTTGAGGTCAGCTTGTGACTTACTTGAGTCAATGCAGTATAACGGATTCTGTGATCTCATCGCTCGCCATCTCGCCTATATCGAGGCGAACTGGGGCTGGGATGTCTGGGAGCTCATACTCTCGACAGCCGATGAGGTCAAGACTGAGTCCGGGACGAGAGAGCGGGGGATGTTAATCAAGGGGGCGATCATCGGATTTCTGATCGCCAGAGGGAAAATTAAATAATCAAAATCGAGGGGCCCGGTCTCCATGGCCGGGCTCCCTCAGGGAGACAGAAAATGATCCACGAACAAATTTTAAAGCCAGACCATGACTGTGACTGTCCGATCCATAACGGGGTCACAGCTCATATCTGGAGAGGCCAGATTATCTCTGATGATGACTGGGAGTCGCAATATAAAGAGCTCGCTCTCCCGATCGAGGCTGAGCATTATTTCATTGACGACTATCAGGACGGGATGACACCGGACGAGCTCAGGAAAAACTCGATCCTCAGCTCAGCGGTCAACTCAGGCCGGGCCGATCGCTATGAGGAAATTTTCAGAGGGGCTCCAGAGAGCTGTCAGGCCCTCGCTGACTTACTCGCCCAGTCAGCCCCGACAAATAATCCAGCTGTCGATATCCTGATCGAGCCAGCTGAGCTCCGGGGGACGACCGATAATAAGGTCATGGTCTCCGGGAAATGCTCAGACTACGAGCTCGCCATGGTCAAGGATCGGACAGCCAGCTGGAAAGCCGGGGCCGCCCATGGAGCCCACATCATGAAAGAGATCGTCACAGCCGGGGCTCTCGATCGAGATAAAGAGCTACTGGGCCGACTCCGGGCGATCCATGAGTATATGACCGGGATCGAGGGAGAGGTCAGGGACTTGACCGCTTTTCTGGGGCCTGAGATCGAGGCTGTGGAGAGAGATATCAATCACGCTGAGGGGGGCGACAATGGCTCAATTGATAGCGAAATGTAAGACCATGAATCAGGCTAAGAGGCTCCGGGATGCGATCGCCGATTTTCATAAAGACACGCTGGGGATCGCTGTCGAGGGATACAAAGTCCGGGAGATCGCCGATAAGGATCGCCGGGCTGAGGTCTATTACCAGATGCCGCCGATCTACGGTAAGCTCTCACCCATGGAGAAAGATCGACATATCAGCTGGGCTCAGGGCTGGCTGGCTCACGATCGAGGGGAGAATCCAGATGAGCTCATCTATCTGGCCTCGCCGCTCTCCCATGATGACCCGGCTGTCATGGAGTCCAGATTCGAGGCTGTCTGTCATGTGGCCGCTGGGATTTTCGCCGCCGGGAAAATGGTCTTTTCTCCGATCGCTCACACTTACCCGATCGCTGTCCGGGGCGGTCTCCCTCACGGCTTTGATTTTTACGAGCGATATGACAGGCTCATGATCGGAAAGTCTACAGTCCTGTCGATCGCCCAGATACCGGGCTGGGAAAAATCGGACGGGATCAGGCGAGAGATCGAGATCGCTAACGAGCTCAATGTCCCGATCGAGCATGTCCACATATAACGAGCATTTTCTGATCTACCCTATAAACTCCCCCGGTCGTCAGCCGGGGGCTTTCTGTGTTATAATCCGGGAAAATCTCAAAGCGAGGTATCACTCCATGGAGCATGACTGGATTTTAAAGGTCTATACATCGGGAACCGGACAGATCGATCTCCCCTGTGACAGCGAGACCGCCGCCCATGACAAAGCTAAACAGGCTCTGGCTGACGGCGGGATCATGTATATTGACGGGAAAGATCAGGCGGTCTACTGTCCGATGACATCCATTTTCCAGATGAAAGTCATCAAGGTCGAGAGAGAGTCTGAGCCTGAGGCCCCGAAAGCCACAGAGCCGACAGCTGACGAGAATCCTGTCACTGACGAGACCACAGCTGAGGTCACGACAGGCGATGAGAATCCCCCGGCTGAGGACGATCCCGGAGACACTGAGCCCAGCGATCCCAGATCGGAATAACGCCCCGGTCAAGACCGACAAAAAAATCCCCCGGACATTAACCGGGGGCTTTTACTAACTAGACGATCTTGACGGGTCTCACTCCAGAGGATAGCAGACCATCTCTCCGAATCCAATATCCTGATAATCGGGACACTCATCACACGGGAAAACAGTCGGCTCATTTGGCCAATCATACCCGTTAAACTCCATGACCCATACCCAGTAAGAGGCCGCATTAAGCGGGGGCGGGAGACTGTTAATTTCATACTCCCATAATTGCCAATACATCAGGACGTAGACATCGCATCCTGTGAAATTACCGACAGGGCCCCAGCCGAAATTCTGAGCGGTAAGCTCCCCGGTCAACGTGACCACGATCTGAGTCGGGGTCATGGTCGTCCCGTCCGGGATAAAGTCGGGGTCATACTCCCAGAACGTCTGGGCTCTCCGGGCGATCACAAGCTGATCGAGACCGTACTCGATGAATTTTTCCTGATAGCCTGACACATCGACATTTTCCCAGATCGTCCCGGTCGTCTCAGGCCAGTATATCTGAGCTGTCATCTCCGGGCCCGGATCGGGCTCGATGATCTCCGGGGCGATCGATGTCGAGGTCGAGCATCCCATACACAGGATCAGGATCGTGAGAAATACAATCGAGAGGTTCAGTCGCATGATAAAGACTCCTTTCTTGTTATTTGGTCATCATGACCATGGGGATAATAATACAGGACAGGCTGACGATTTAAAAGAGGGGCGAGAGCCGGGGATATATGACTGGGGGGGACAGTGTACGGCCCTGACAGGAGACTTTACCGGAGAGGTAGAGGGAGACACCCCGGCCCTCATGAGGTATGATATCATAAATGAGACACCATGGGACAAAAGCGAAAAAAGCCGAAAAAGAAAATCAGCCTCGCTAATTTAGTAAAACAGCATGAGAGGCGACAGGGGATCATCCGTCTCATGATCGAGGATCGCCATAAATCGTCCTGTCGAGAGATGGCTGAGCGGCTCGCTGACATCGGGATCGAGACGGATAAGTCCACAGTCAACCGGGATTATAACGACCCGGAGTTTAAGAGGGAGCTCAGGGACTGTCTGTTTGACGTATTCGATCATCAGGTCATCTACCACGCCGCTGATAACATCGCTGAGTCGATCTTAGAGGGTAATCGTGATGACAGCCGATGGCTCATGGAGAATTGTAATTTCTTCCCGCCGCCAGAGCTCAGGATCACCGGACGGATGAAAGCCCCCGGAGAGACCACTGAGGAAGAACTCGCCGCCCTATTGACCCCAGCCGTCCTGAAAGAGCTGTATTACGATCTCACGGGCGAGGATATAGAGGTCGAGACCGATCCATCGGAAAATAACGATCGGGCCACAGAGAGCCCCTCAGAGCCTCAGAGCACGTCATGAATATCGAGACCCAGAGACAGCTGATCCATCGACTCGACCGGGCTCGCTGGAGAAACCGGATCATGGCCCGGCTCGATTACACCCCTCACCCTAAGCAAGTCCAGACACAGAGAGCGATCGACCGGGGAGCGACCAGAGTCTATAAAAACTGGGGCCGCCAGACCGGGAAATCGATCGACTCAGCCATCGAGGGGACTACAGAGATGGCCTATGGCCCCCAGCCCGGAGTCCCTAAGAGACTGGTCGAGATCACAGGCCCTGAGACCGATGTCACTGACAGGATTTTTAATTACATGTGGGACTGGATTGTCGAGGAAAATATATTCGGGGTCAGGCCGACAGCTAAGTCTCAACGCCAGAGATACATCGAGATGCCATGGGGAGCGAGGGTCGAGGGGAAAACCACGAAAGAGCCGACCTCTCTACTGGGAGACGGGGTCGCCCTGATCCTCGCTGACGAACACGCCAGAGATAAAGACAATATCCTCGATCAGTATCTGGAGCCCCCGACATGGGCGACAGGCGGTCGGATCATCATCTCGACCACGCCTCAGGGACGGATGAATCACGCTACTAAGACCTATAAGGACTGGGAGACTCAGTCTAGGACTGACGGCTCATACTATGTCTCGACAGCGAGCTCATACGATAACCCTCACATCGACAAGGCCCGGATCGAAAAGTATAAGCAAAAATGTATCAGGGCCGGGCGGCTCGATCTTTTCTTACAAGAGGTCATGGCTGAGTTTACAGCTCTGGCCGGGGCTGTCTTTAAGCATTTCTCGCCGACCAGACACGGGCTCCCATGGCATGTCCGGGACAACCTTGAGCCGATCCCCGGAGTCCCGCTGATCGCTGGGGCTGACTGGGGATTCCGTCATCCTTTCGCTTTCCTGATCGGTCAGTTACTGGGCGGCGACCGGATCAGGATTTACCGGGAGATACATGAGACCGATCTCTCAGACAGCCAATGTAAAGAGCGGGTCATCCGGGAGCTGAGAGATTTCATGGACACTCACGGGGAGTTTTCAGTCGATATGATATACTCTGACCCGTCAAGACCGGGGACGATCACAGACTGGAGAGATGACGGCTGGCCGATGTTTGAGCCAGAGACTGACGAGCGGCGACAGTACACCGACTTTAAAGAGGGAGCCGCTACCATGAATGACCTCTTTAGTCGAGACGATCACGGCCCAGCTTTCGAGATCGACTCGACTTGTGAAAATACAATCGAGCAATTAGAATCGTTAGCATGGAGCGACAAGTCGGACAGCGAGCGACCGAAAAAAGAATTTGATGATGCCGCTGATGCCTGTCGCTATAAAATACAGGGAACGATCGGACTCAGGTCTCAAGAGCCGCTCTTATTCTCATTTTAAGGGGTCACTCAATGGCCAGAAACATACTCCAGAGATGGATCGACAGACTTTTACTCCGGGATGTCCCTCTCTCAGCCCTCGCCGAATATCTCATGGTCGCCGACAGCTCAGCCCAGAACTGGGACTTTGCTCAATTCTCAGCTAAGGGCTATGAGGCTAACCCATACGTCAACGCATGTATGAGAGAGATAGTCGAGGCTTCAAATGCTATCAGCCTCAAGCTGACGATGGATGATGAGGACATCGAAAAAGATAAAATGACCGATGCTCAGAAAGCGGTCATGAGGCTACTCAAGCGGCCTAATCCCGATCAGACCTATCGGATGTTTTTAGAAAACTGGCTCATCGACTTACATCTCGCCGGGTCAGCTTACATCTACAAAATCGGGACGGGGACGAGCGAGCTACAGGGACAGGCCAGACCGAAAGCGGCCCCAGAGCTCCACTTGCTCAGGCCCGACATGGTCACTGTGTACACGTCCGGGGGGATCGTGACTCACTTTGAGTATATCGATGCTGACGGGAAAAAACACAGGCTGGAGCGAGATCAGGTCATCATGACTCGCTTTGTCCATCCCCGAAATAAGGCGGCGGGATTCGCCCCGATCAAGGCGGCGGCGATCGTCATCGACACCCATAATAACGGCTTTGTCTGGAATAATACGCTACTCAAAAACATGGGGCTGGTCTCCGGGATCGCCGTCATTAAAGGTGTCAGGAATCTGGGGAAAGAGAAACTCGACAAGCTGGAACAAGACTTTGAGAAAAAATACACCGGGCCGAAAAATATCGGTAAGATCAAAGTCACAGCCGGGGACGGGATCGAGTATGTGTCCATGGGCCACACGTCTAAAGATCTCGACTGGCTGGGCGGTAAGCGTGATCTCATGCGTGATATCTGTGCTGTCATGAGGACACCATCTCAGCTCTTTAATGATCCGGGAGCCTCGACTTACAGCAACTATCAAGAGGCCATGAGAGCCCTCTACCTCAAGACTGTACTCCCGATCATGGAGCGATTCATCGAGAGTATTACTATCGGACTGGTCGGGGACTATGACCCGATCGCTGAGCTGGAGCTCGATGTATCAGCCATAGACGCTCTCCGGGAAAATGAGAATGAGCGAGTCGAGCGACTGGTCAAAAAATCAGCATGGTCAACGATCAACGAGATCAGGGCTCAGGACGGTCTTGACGATATCGAGGGCGGCGATGAGATACTCGTCCCGATGAATGTCGTCCCGCTTTCTGTGGCGGCTGGCGATCTCGATGAGGATGAGCCCGATGACAAGAGCAAGCCTAAACCGAAATCTGACGATGACGATGAGGACGATGACAACCCAGAGGATGACAACCCGGACGATGAGGACGATGACGAGGGAGACGGGGACTGACTCTGAGATTCTCCCTCAGGTCGATAAAGGCTCTCTCTACCCGACTGAGGAAAGCCGTCAGTTTAAGCTCGCTCTGGTCGATCGGATCAAGTATCGATTTGAGCGGCGATGGATCAGAAAACAGCGACGGTATTTTAGACAACAGCGGGACATGGTCTTAGAGGCTTTCAAGAAATTTCCATACATCCCAGACCCTGACACTGGGCGATCTGGGGCCCCGGTCGAGACCCGCTTTATCCCGGACGATTGGATCAGAGATTTATTTGAGGCTGAGGACGAGCCCGGTCGCTGGGTCGAGGAATTTTCAAATCTCCAGATCGGGGTCATCACGTCCATGGGCGATGAGACCATGAAAGAGCTCGGCAAGGCTGGGATCATCGCTGATACTGTCGGCTTTGATATCGCTCACCCTGAGATTCAACAGTGGCTGGCTGACGATCTGTCTGTGAGATCGAGGCTGATTAACGACTCGACAGCCCGTCAGCTCCAGACTCTGATTAATAATGCAGTCGCTGAGGGGAAAGGGTCAGCTGTGATCCGATCGAGGATCGCCGAAAAATTTAACACGATCAGCCGGGGTAGGACTATTGCGATCGCCCGGACAGAGGTCGGGAGAGCCGCTAACATCTCCCAGTATCAGGCTTTCAGACAGTCTGGGGTCGAAAAAAAAGAGTGGATATCAGCCAGAGACGGGGATGTCCGGGACAGTCACATCTCGCTCGATGGTCAAGTCCGGGATATGAATGAGGATTTTTCCATCCCGGCCCCTAATGATAACGCCGGGGCCACAGCTCCCCAGCCGATGGCTTTCGGGATACCGGGCGAGGATATTAACTGTCGCTGTACCATGGCCCCGATCATCGATCCTGATGATGAAATCCCAGCATGGGACGGGCCATAGATTGTCATTTTCAGTCCGGGATGTTATTTTAAAAGCGAGGATATAGAAATGGCCGAAAAAATCACACGTCAATTCCGCTATGATCTCCGGGAGCTCGACAGCGAGTCCGGGATTTTCGAGGGATACGCCTCAGCGACAAATGTCGTGATCCCATTCTATAACGAGGTCGTCATGCCGGGGGCTTTCGATAAGACTCTCCGGGAGACTAAGGGCGGGAAAGTCCCGATCCTTAATCGCCATTTTAACCAGATCGGACTCGGCCTTGAGGGATCAGAGGACAAGAAAGGTTTCAAGGTCAGGGGTAAAGTCCTGATTGACAAAATACAAGAGGCGGCTGAGACATGGGCTCTCATGGAGCTGTCTCTGGATGAGGGAGTCCCGACCGGGCTCTCGATCGGATTTCGACCGATAAAGGACAAGGTCGAGACTGAGAAAGGTAAGCCCATCAGGAAAATTATCGAATTGCAATTAGTCGAGTATTCTGTGACCCCCTTCCCGGCCAATCCTAAGGCCCGGATCACAAAGGTCAGGGAGTTACTCGATGACATAAGCCATCTCAACCCAGACGAAATAGCACTCTTTAGCCGGGCGATCGACTCTCTGTCAAGAGCCGCCGACAGGGTCATGGAGCCGTCAGATGGACACTCCGACCCGACAATGGCACTCTTAGAGGCTGAGGTCGAGAAAATGGTAAGAGCCGCTGAGATGCTCAGGGAGCCGTCTACTGGACACTCGCTGGCCGGGGTCAAGGATGAGCTGACAAATCTATCAGAGAAAATCGAGGTTACATTTCTATGAGCGACAAAGACAAAAATGTCGAAACTCTGGAAACTCAGATCGGCCAGCTCTCGACTAAGCTCGATGAGATCAGGGATGATCTCGACAAGTCAGTAGACAGCCGGGTCGATTCCTCGCTGAAAAAGCGGGGATTTGGTGAGGCGAAAGAGATCGAGGAAAGGGTAGCGACCGACCTCGCCGGGACTTTCCTCAAGCTGGATGAGGCTCAGAAAATAGTCGATCGACTGGACAAGGTCGAGGCTATCAGAGAGCGGATCATCTCAGACAAGGTCGAGGGCCGGGAGACTCCTGAGGTCAAGATGTATGAGCTCTTTCTGGAGAACGCCTTTACTGGTATCGTCCCGGATGAGCTGAGGGCCTTTATGGGGACTCCTGAGCATCGGACACTCGTTGAGACTGTCGATCCGTCAGGTGGATTTTTCGTCCCTGAGGTCATCTCAAGTGAGATCATCAAGGACTGGACGGAAATCTCCGATGTGAGATCGATCGCCAGAGTGTCTCAGACTGACGGTAAGCAGTTTTCCATCATCAGGCGAACAACCATCCCGACAGCGAGCCGGGTCAGTGAGACAGGATCAGGATCGGAAAGCGAGCCGAAATGGAAAAAGGTCACCATTCCTGTGACCCCCATGATCGCTAAGACTCCGATCTCAGACGATCTACTTGAGGACTCGATCATCAACCTCAGGGCTGAGCTACAGGCCGATGCCGCTATCGCTTTCGCTTACCTTGAGGGGACTGAGTTTGTCAACGGGACAGCGGTCAACGAGCCTGAGGGCTTCATGACTAACGCTGATGTCGGCGAGAAAGCCGGGATCGAGACTGTGGCGAACAAGGTCGAGGGCGATGACTTTTACAACCTTCAGGGCGAGATCGCTACTCCCTACCGGAGAAATGGTCGATACGTCATGAATACCGCCACATGGATTTATGTCATGACCCTGAAAGACTCTAACGGGGCTTACATCTGGCAGTCCGGGCTCCAGCAGGGAGCACCCCCGACCATCGCTGGTAAGCCGTACACGATCCTTGACGACATGCCCGATCAGGCTAATGGAGCCTACCCGGTATGTTTCGGGGATTTCATGATCGGCTATCGGATCGTTGACCGGGCCGGGATGACGTTACAGTTTGAGAATGTGACTAACTGGCCTAACTACTGGGCCAAGTACCGGATGAGAAATGGCGGCGGGGTCACCCAGCCGAACGCTCTCGTCAAGCTCAAGCTGTAAGCCGCACACTGACAACCATCTGGCCGGGGCGGCCTGAGGTCTCCCCGGTCATATATTAAAATCCTAATGAAAGTGAGGACAGACACAGATGAATCAGGACAATTTCAACAGGGACAAATCCGTCCCCCTCTACGATCCGATTCTGGTCGCTCCGACAGTCAATTTCACATCGACTAAGAAAGTCGATACTCAGGGCTTTGAGTCGTGTACTGTCAAGGTATACTCAGGGCTCGCCGGGGACACCCATGACGCATCGAATAACATTTATTTCGAGCTCTGGGAGTGTGATACATCAGGCGGGACTTATACAAAGGTCTCCGATGATGATGTATTTTCCGATGACGATCCTGACGCTGTCAACAAATTCGGATTGCTCGATGATGACGCAACCGATGAGGGCATCATCAGGGCTCTGGGCTACAAAGGGACTAAGAGGTTCCTTGAGCTCAGGGGAGTCGTGACCGGGACACTGACTAACGGGGTCGTACTGGCCGCATGGGCTAACTTGTCTCATGCGAGAATCCAGACCGCCGGGGCTCTGGCTCAGTCAAGCTAGAGCTGACAGATAACTGGTTTCTCAGAGACTGAGAAAATATCGCCGGGCGACAAGCCGATAGTGGTCTCAGTCGCCCGGCTTTTTTAATTAACAGAGAGGACAGATCATGGCATTAGCGAGATTACTTGTACTCACATCCCCAGCCTATCTCGACATCGACACCGGGGAGTATGACGAGCCTCTCAAGACCTTGTTACAGGTCGCCTCTAAGTTTGCTGAGACTTACACTGGGCGGGTCTTAGAGCGAGCCTCTAACACGGCTGACAGGGTCGAGTATTACAATGGGACTGACGAGCGAAAGCTCTACCTTGAGGAATACCCGGTCGCTGAGATCGTTGAGGTCGCCATCTGGGACGGGGATCAGTGGGAAGTCATCGACTCAACTCACTATGAGCTCAGGGGCGAGCGAACGCTGGTCTATCCTCTCAGGACGAAAGCTGATGACGCTGAGCACTCATGCTGGCCCTCGACTTTCGATGAGGGGATCAGGATCACTTTCAAGGCTGGATATCTGACTGACGAGTGGGCGATCCTCAACCCATGGGCCGATTTTCCAGTCCCGCCAGACCTTGAGGACGCTATCTGTGAGCTGGCGATGAAAGACTGGATTGACTCAAAGGGCGGCCAGTCCAGATTCATGATGAGCTCGATCAGCCGGGGAGTCGAGTCAATACAGGTTGATAAATTTGTACAGGGTATCCCAGAGGCCGCTAAACACGCCCTCGATCGATACACAGATCACCATGTCTAAGTCGATACCGATATCTCAGATCGATCGCCAGATCGGGGCCGACATCAAGAGGCTGTCTGAAAAACATCCTCAGAAAGTCGCCGGGATGCTGGCCAAGTGGCCGAATAAATTTCTTAACCGGGCGATCTCTTTCTATCCCTCTGTGCTCAACCGTCCGACCGGGCGGCTGATCCGATCTTTCACGACCCTGACCCGGAGACTGTCTGAGACGGTCGCCAGTTTCGGTCTGAGAGCCGGGAGCGAGTCTGATCCGATCGAGTATGCTCGACCTCTACATGATGGATACGCCGGGGTCGTGAGAGTCCCGGCTCACCGGGTCAAGGCCCATACTGTGAGAGCTCATACCAGAAACACGATCCATGGGGCCCAGTCGATACCCCAGCATCGGAGACGAGCTCATATCAGAGGGCCACACAGTCGGCGACTTAACATCCGGGCCCGGTATTTTTTCGCTACTCCCATGAGAGCTCTGATCCCAGACCTCATGGCTGATCTCAGGAAAATGGATAGGTGGGACTGATGGTATTAACAGACAACAGAGTAGATATTTTTAAAGAGCTGGTCTCGATCGTCAAGGCCGGGCTGACCGATATCAAGAGAGTCGAGTCGTATCCTCTCCAGTCTACTGAGATCGAGGACAATAAATTTCCCGCTGTCTCGCTGATCGAGGGCGGGACAAGGGTCATCCGGGAGCTGGGGTCTCATCTCGATATCGAGCTAGATATTTTCGTCAGGATTTTCGTTAAGGACGATCAGGACTTGTCAGTCGGTCGCAATTTCTCAGACCAGTTTATATCGCTGATCGAGGGGAATCCCCAGCTTAATGACACATGTATTAAGGCCGATGCTCTGGGCGGCGATCCCCCGATCCAGTGGCCAGTGAAAAATGAAATCCACATTTATGATAAAATCATGACTGTCCGGTATCGCCGGGACATCACATAAGCGAGGTCGATGATGAGCGACACAGACAAAAAAAAGAAAATCGATCCCCCTGAGGCTGAGACGGCTGTCGAGCCTGAGAGGGAAAAATCCATAGAGCCCGATCCTGAGAGACATGAGGATGAGCCCCCATGTCCTGACGGATACCCCCCGGCTGACTGGGCCGCTAAGAGTGCCGGGGACAAGAGGACTTATCTCGCTGTCCTCGATCGCAGAAAATCAATTAATGGAGATGAGAAATGAGCTCACCAAACGTCATTAAAACATCGAGGGTCGAGGCTGGCGGGGAGTTACACAGGGTCACTGATCTGACTCATGACATCCTCAAGGGCGAGACCTTTGACCACACAGACCAGTTACCACAGCATCAGCAGGACATCCCCCGACCGGGTATCCGCTGGTCAGAGATGGGCTTTAAAATGGAGCTGGCCGGGAATACAGCCGGGGCTGGTAATGTCCCGCCCATGGGTATTTTCTTCAAAGCCTGTGGCCTGAAAGAGACGATCAATGTCGGGACATCAGTCGAGTATTCGACCGCTAACGACTTTGAGACCGATCTCGTCCCGCTCGACATCGCCGCTCACAAAGGAAATTTTGTGAAAGAGTCCTGTCTACAGGCGATCGGCGATATGTCGATGATCCTTGAGCCCGGTAAGCCAGCGATCTGTCAGTTTGACTTTACGGGTCAGTATGAGGCTCCCAGCGAGGCCGCCGGGGTCGCTACTCTGGACGCTAATCTCGCTCGACCGCCTATCTGTCTGGCCTTGACGCTGACTTTCGCCGGGGTCGTCCTGATCGTCAGAAAGCTGGAATGGGGTCTGGGGAATGAGAATAACGCTCCCCGGAGAGACCTCACAGAAGCGACCGGGGTCAAGTCAGCTGTCCTGACCGGGTATGATCCTTTCGTCAAGGCGATGATCGAGTATCCCGATAAGGCGACCGCTGACTATGTGGCCAACTGGACGAATGAGACTAAGGTCGCTCTCAATGCTGTACTGGGATCAGCGGCTGGTAACACTCACACGATCGATGGCGATCTCTATCTGAAATCTTTCCCTGTCTCTGGAGACGATGACGGGGTCATGAGTCAGGAACTTGAGTTTGCTCGATCTTTCCAGAGCGGCGATACACCGCTCAAGCTCACAGTAGATTAATATCAAGTCAGTCGATGACTGACGGGGAGACAATAAATGACAGTAAAAGCTCTACCTAAGAGATTTACCGGAGACTGGGCTAAGGCCGAATGTTATCGGGTCTATGAGTATGAGATCGACCCGGAGACAGACAAGCCTAAGCTCGATGAGAAAAAGAGAAAGGTCAAAAAACTGGATGAGGACGGAAAGCCGATCATCCTGACAGAGACCGATGTCGAGTATCTGATCGAGCCGATGACAAACCGGATCAGGACACATATCGCCTCTATGTCGATCGATCCTGAGACTAACGAGCCAGACCTCGCCGGGGCGGCTCTCGATGCTCTGGCATTTTCACTGAAAGGGCTCAAGGGGGTCATCGATCCTGAGACAAACGAGCCCATGGTATTAGAGTTTAAAAAGTGTAAGGTCGGGAGAAAGACCGATATCAAGCGGGTCAGCGATGACCAGATCGACAGGCTCCCGCCGAAACTTTTCGATGAGATCAGCCGGGCCTGTGGCGATGCCTCAAAGCTCAGCGATGATGAGGGCGAGAATCTAAATTTTACTTAGAGCTCTTATTTCTGGAGCTGGAGCCATGCTCCGGGGATAAGGCGACTTGTCCGAATCACTGTGCTACAGGGGCGATCAAGACAGGCCAGAGGATCGTTAATGGTGAGATGGATTATACATACTCGTCAGGCTGTGTCTGGGAGCTCGTTACATCCCAGACCCTCGCCTATTATGAGCTGTATAAGCTGTACAAACTGGGCCATCTCATCGAGGACGGATCGGTCATGGATCAGCCCGGCTGGTATATTGAGGCGATGACCTATATAGACAGTCAGTTTAAGACAGCCGAAAATCAGGCGATCAAGGCTAAGCGACATGAATAAAAATCTCTTAGAAGTCGTCATTAACCTCAGGGATAATTTCTCTGGGGGAATCGACCGGATGAAAACCCGGTCAGTTACTGGCTTACAGCGGATCAGGACGAGCTTTAATAATCTGGGAGCTGGTATTAAAAATGCGATCTTTAACGTCAGAGGGCTGATCGCCGCTTTCGCCGCTCTGGCGGCTGTCAGAGGGATTATCAATTTCATGAGAGAGGCGGCGGCGGCGGCGGCTGAGCAAGAGCGAGCCGTCAATACTCTCAATGCCGCTCTGGCGGCGGCTGGGGAGTTTTCAGTCGAGGCCAGCGAGGGGCTACAGGAATATGCCGCCGCTCTACAAGAGAGTCTGGGGATCGGGGATGAGGTCACGATCGAGACGCTGGGGATGATCGAGGGTCTCACTAAGCTGTCAGCTGAGGCTTTACCGGGAGCCATGGACGCTGTCGTCCAGATCAGTAATCTCTATCAGGTCGATTATAAAAATGCCGCTCTCTTACTGGGTAAAACCCTGACCTCGAATCTTAACGCTTTCCAGAGATACGGGATACAAGTCGATATGTCGGCTGACGCTCAGGGCCGACTTAACCAGATACTGTCGGCGACCTCAGCCGGGATGGTCATCGCTGAGGCGAAAATGCTGACCTTTGACGGCCAGACCGGACGGCTCAGAAACAGCTGGGGCGATTTCATGGAAGTGATCGGCTCATGGATCACAGAGAGCCCGGTAGTCGTCAACGTCATCAAGCTGATCGGGGACTGGGTCAACAGACTCACCGGGTCAATGCAGGACGGAAAAACAGCGGGTCAGGATTTGGTCGGCAAGGCTTTCGCCGCTATCGTCTCCGGGGGAATCTGGGTCGCCAGAGGGATCATAGGTCTCATCAGGATACTGACTCTCGCATGGACGGGAATCTGGGAGCTGGAGCGAGGTCTCAGGATCGCCGCTAACGCTGTACTGGTATTCCTGAGAGATGCGATCAACGGCTTTCTGACATGGGTCGAGGGGACGATTAACGCCGGGATCGATCAGATCAACCGCTTTATTAACTGGTCGAATAATACCCTCAAGACCAGTTTCTCGACCATGACCCGGATCACGATCGATGGCTTTACCGGGCTGGATAATGCGATCGCCTCAACCTCTGACATGGTCTCTCAGGCCAGTGAGGAAATCGACAAGCTCCACGGATTTTTAATCGATCTGGACGGGATCACGGATACACTCATCGGGGCCCAGACAGAGCTTAATAATGTGGTCGAGGCCGCCGGGGGGACAGCCCTCTCGACAGCTGACGACTTTAACAACCTCGCCGGGGCCATGAATAATGTCAATGACGCTGTGTCCGGGGGCGGGACAGCCGACTCGATCTCCGATATCAATGACGAGCTTGAGAGGACAGGGGTCAATATCACAGCCCTGATGGCTCTACTCTCTTTCGCCATGATGGCTCAAGAGGCTGAGAGACAAGAGAAAATGGCCGCTGTCATGGCTGAGCTCAGACGGATCGAGAATGAGCCTTTCATGGATTATCTGAGGGACATCGGAGTCCTGAGGCCCGATCCCATACAGTCAGCGATCGAGGGAGTATATCAAGTCCCGTCAGTCGATGAGCTACTCCAGCGATTCACAGACAATCAGGCCGCTGACGAGACAGAGCCGCTATTTTCAGCCCTTGAGGATTCGATCATAAAAAATACTGAGAGGCTCGCTGAGTCTGTATTTTCCGGGGACATCGGGTCGGCTTTCGCTAAGACCTTTGACTCGATCGGATCAGTGATCGCAACGAGAGTAAATGACTCGATCGTTAAACATTTCCAGACGGCTGAGGGGACTGACACTTTCGGCGGGTCTGTGCTGGGGGCTCTGGGTAGTGGACTGATCGGCGGGGCTTTCGGTCTCATCGGCGGTCTCTTTAAAAAGAAAAAGCGGAAAGGTGAGTCAGCGGCTGACCCCCTCAAGGTCGAGGTCGTTAATACCGGGGATATCGCTACAGCGGCTCTGAATATTACAAAGTCATTTTTACTGGGGCTGTCAGCTCCGGGAGTCGATCGATTATCAGCCGGGCTCCACTTTGAGGCCCAGAGGATCAACGCATCATGAGTAGAGCGAGAATGAGAATAACCCAGACGAGCGGGGTCTTTTCTTTCCTGAGACATGACGCATCAGGGGCGACTCCCCCGGTCGGGCCATGGCTGAATTATGATAATGAGGCGACCAGAGTCCAGTATCCACCATTGACCCCAGACGACATCCCGCTCTGGTCGGGGCCTCTGGATACTTTCTATTTCGGTCACACGACACCATTCGGATACATCGGATTTCTGGTCGGGACTATCCAGCCTCAGCATAGTGGTTTCACCATCGAGTATTTTGACGGGGTCGGCTGGACACCCTTTAGCTTTAAGGTCGATACTACAGCGGGTCTGTCTGAGACTTACGGATATCTGAGCTGGCCAGTACCGGGCGGCTGGTCGCTGACGACCATTAATGGGGCCTCAGCTTTCTGGGTAAGAGTCCGATCGACAGGGGTCACGGTCGCCGGGCGAGCCCGACATTTTCTCCCCTGTGTCGAGGGTAAGCCGCCGATCAAGCCTGATCCCCAGCTACCGCCCTCAGAGATGAGGTATACACCGGACGTAAATAACGATCTGAAAAATAAGGACTCGACCTATAACGGGCCCCGGACGATGAAACTCCACTGTACACAGAACGCCTTTACCATGAATGAGATACATCTCTTACAGTGGCTCGCTGAGCATGGGCCCGATGTGAGAGTCGATGATCTGGCCCTGTCGAATCCGTCTGTCTGGGCGACTGACGCTCACTATCTCTATTACACCGGGAAGCTGGACAGGATCGCCGGGCTCGTCCTGTCTCCACATAAGATGAGCCCTGATCCATACTCAATCGACTTTTTACTTGACGGGGCTTTCTCGCTCTTTAGTGAGCTGGGACTGACGACATGAGCACTTTTACAGCGACATTTAATAACCCTCGATATAACTATACCGGGGCGGCCAGTGGGACATCAGCGGTCGTCCCGATTAAGTATTTTCGCACGTCTCACACCATGGACACGATCTCTGAGCTCTTATGCTTTATCGATGTGGATGTCCTGTCGCTGTACGATCTGGAAACTGACGATAATAATCCCGCTCAGGTCAACTCGACAATGCTACTCAAGCGGGGAGCCTTTAACTGGTTTCATGGATACATCGCTCAGAAACCGCTATTCAGATCAGACGCTGAGGGTAATTTTCTACAGGTCACTCTGATGAGTCCTGAGGGAGTGCTCGCTAAATCCCTCTGTCCCAGAAATGGATCATACAAGTGGGTCATCGAGACAGATCACAAGCTGGTCAGTCAGCTCCCTCTGAGATCGTCATCGACCTATGGATCATTTGACGGCGACACTCTCTGGCCCGATCCCTCTCACATCACCGGGGCGAAATGTTACATACATGATGACCTCTCTAATCAGGACGTGACCGGGACGGCTCTAGGGACTGGGACTTATGCGATCTCAGCTGTCAATCAGGGGGCCAAGTGGTTTGAGACTAACGATAACGTCCCCAGTGAGTTTACAGCTGACCTCAGATTTAAGATCGAGGGATCGACCGGGAATGACGATCCGGGGACATCGGATCAGAGATACTCAGTCGTCTCAGCGGTCTGGACAGGATCGGCGACCCGGATCACGGTCAATGAGGCCATACCATCGGCTGTCGCTGACGGGGCGATCATACAGGATGTCATCATGCTGGGCCCGACAAATCCG